ATGATAAGAAGATATTGATTGTTGTTCCGACAACAAGTCTGGTCGAACAGATGTATAAAGACTTTTCTGATTATGGATTTGACCCTGAGTTAGTTCATAAGATTTACTCTGGTAAAGATAAGACGACAGACAAACAAATCATTATCTCCACATGGCAGTCCATATACAAGTTCTCAAAAGAATGGTTCGAGGACTTTGGTTGTGTGTTTGGTGATGAGGTTCATTTATTCAAAGCAAAGTCTCTGTCGGGTCTGATGAATAAGTGCGTCAATGCAGAGTATCGTTTTGGCACGACAGGAACTCTGGATGGGACAGAGACAAATAAACTAGTTCTGGAGGGTTTATTTGGGCCTACATATCGTGTGACTATGACACGAGACCTTCAAGAGAAAGGCACACTCGCAAAACTTGACATCAAGATTTTGTTATTGAGATACCACAATGATGTGTGTCATATGATGAAGAACGCAACCTATCAGGAAGAGCTTGATTATATTGTTCAGAACACTAAACGAAACAATCTGATATCAAACCTTGCGGTTGACCAAAAGGGGAATACACTTATTCTCTTTCAGTTCGTGGAGAAACATGGCAAACCATTGTATGAACTGATACGAGATAAAATAGAAGAAGGTCGTAAGGTATATTATGTGTCTGGTGAGGTTGATGCATCTGACCGAGAACAGATTCGTGGTATTGTAGAGAAACAGAAAAATGCAATCATTGTCGCATCTCTTGGAACTTTTAGCACTGGTATTAACATTAGGAACTTACATAATATTATCTTTGCAAGCCCAAGCAAATCTCAAATCAAAGTCCTACAGAGTATCGGACGAGGACTAAGACAATCTGATGATGGTTCAACAACAAATCTAATTGATATCGCAGACGACTTACATATTAAATCACATAAAAATTTCACATTAAGACATAGTGCCGAAAGAATTAAGATATATACTAAGGAACAGTTTCCTTATAAGATATACAATATAAATCTGAAATGACTTATCACGGCCTGATGCTAGGCAATTTCGATTCTAATAGTATGGCGCCATATCGAGGATTTGGTAACCATAGAATTGCAACTCACCTGAGAAGACAGGGGTGGGATATCGAGTGCCTAGATTACACTGTGCATTTTTCAGACGATGAGATAAAGTGGTTTCTTGAGACTCGTATCACTAAGAATACTATCTTCATTGGACTGAGTATTATATTCTATCTTGAATTGCAGGGTGATGTTCAAAGAGTCAACAGAATTATTCATCATATCAAAACCAAGTATCCGTGGGTTCAGATTATCGCAGGTGGGGTAAAATGGTTTGCGGTGGGTCTTGTTGATGCAGATTGGTATATTACAGGGAATGGTGAGTTTGCCATAGATGCTGTTTTAAAATATGTAACAGGGAATGGAAGTGAACCAAGACACGTTCCTGCAAGGAATGGAAAACTTATTGATGCTGTTCATGCATATCCTTGTTTTCCAAAGAGAGATGCTAAAATCTCATTTCAAGAACGAGACTATATTCAATCACATGAGGCCTTGAATGTAGAACTCGCAAGAGGGTGTAAGTTCAAATGTAAATATTGTTCGTTTCCTTTGATTGGTCTCAAGGGAGATATGACACGAGACGAAGACAGTGTATATGATGAGTTCAAAGAAAACTATGACCGATGGGGTGTGACAAATTATTATGTGACTGATGATACCATAAATGATACCACCGAAAAGATGGAGAAGATGTCAAGTGCTATTCGTAAACTTGATTTCAAACCATCTCTTCATGGATATGCTCGTGCTGACCTTCTCATACATCATGGTCAAAAGACTTGGGATGATATGATTGATATGGGTCTCATATCGCATAGTTATGGTGTCGAGACTCTTAATCATCAATCAGGTAAAGAAGTTGGAAAAGGTATGAACCCCGAAAAGGTCAAAGAGGGGTTGTTAGAAGTTGAGGAGTATTTCAATAAGAATAGTGACACTTTTTACACAGGTAGTATGACTATGATTGCAGGACTTCCCTATGAGTCGTTTGAGACTCTTGATAATGGTAAGAAGTGGTTGAACAAGTATTGGAACAATCATGGAATCAAATATCTACCTCTACTGATTCATGAACCCAAAGATACGTCTCATAGTGAGATTGACATGAGTAATGCAAATAATTTTAAGAAGTATGGGTATAAGTTTTTACATGATGTCCCACCAACGTATGACAAAGGTATGTTTGATTACTTTGGTGAGATAAAAAAGAAGAAAGATAATACAAAAGGCCATGATGGAATATACTTTAACTTCTGGACTCATCACTCAGACGAATATGACTTTGTTGATATGATTGAGTGGGTTCGAGACTTCAACGAGGATAGGTCTGATAATAAGATGAACTCCAACTTTTGTTTTGATATTGGATATACATCGTTAGCAAGTGAAAACACAGAACTAAAAAATTTTTATGGTGAAGATTGCGTCCAAATAGACAAACCTGAAATTATGAATAAAATGCTTGATAAATATAAGTATGAGAAACTAAATGGATAATGATATGTCAAAAGAATTTAAAGAACCACAAGTAAGACAGTTTAAACTTTCTTCAGGCGAAGAGATTGTTTGTGAGGTTGTCGATTGGACAGGAGAACCAGAGGAGAGCGAATTAATCGTTCGTAAGTGCATGTCTCTTGTTCTTCGTGAGGCTCCAGCATCAACCTTCTACTCATTCAAACCTTGGATGATATATCAAGAGAATCCTGAAGATTTTATTATTATTCAGGCTCAACATGTTGTGAGTATCGGATTTCCGACTAAGAAACTCCTGAGTCATTATGATGAAGCAGTAGAAGAAATGACAAAGATTCATGAGGAAAGAAGAAAGTATGATGAGGATAGTAATGATATCAACAAAGACGTTAGAACTTTGATAGAACAAACTTCTACGGCAGAAGAATTTTTGAAAGAACTTGCAGGAGAAGATTCTGCATCTTTTGGTAATGTAATACCATTTAGTCGAGACATTCACTAAACCATGCATGGACTTCTTTTTGGCACTAAGAGCCATATGGATGAACAACAGATATTTCATTCAAAGGGCTTTCGGACTCTTGTAGACATTCCTGCAAGAACCTTTGGTGCGTATAAAATTGCAACTCATCTAAGAGACAATGGATGGGACATTGAAGTCATTGACTTCTTCTATGCGTTTAGTTTCGAGGAGATATGTCTACTACTACATGACCGCATCACTCCAGAGACTAAGTTTATTGGTTTCAGTATCTTCTATAAACAACACGACCAAGGCGACAATGACCCACGAGGTTTACAGTTTTACACTGGTGAGGACGATAAACTCAATCAAGTTCTGAAATACATTCATGTGCATTTTCCTTGGGTCACAACATTGTGTGGGGCTCAGAAACTGAAAAGTTTGATGAAGATTAAGTCTCACTATCACATCATCGGATTTGGTGAGTCAGCAGTAACCGCACTTACAGACTTTCTGATTGGCAAAGGGCCACACCCCGAAACCACAACTGTAAAGAATCTATATGATGTTCCAAGTGCAAGTTATGAGGTTGAACTCAATGTGATTGATGCTACCAGACACTATCCTGCATTTCCAAAACGAAGTGCTAAGATTACATACGAGGATAGAGATTACATACAATCCAATGAAACACTGAATATTGAGTTTAGTCGAGGATGTAAATTTAAGTGTGCATTCTGTTCCTACAATCCTCTGGGCGTCAAGGGTGATATGACAAGATGTAATGATGATGTCTATGAAGAACTCATGGAAAATTACGATAAATGGGGATGCACTCAATACATTGTATCAGACGAAACGTTCAATGATACCAGTGAGAAACTTGACAAGTTTGCAGAGGTATGTAAACGACTTCCCTTTCAACCAACCTTTCACGGATTTGTTCGCATGGACTTGATGGCAAGTCGAGGTGAGAGAGATTGGGATAATATGCTAGAGATGGGATTTGTTGGTCATCACTATGGAATTGAAACACTCAATCATGAGTCTGGTAAAGCAATTCGCAAAGGTATGCATCCTGATAAGATAAAAGACTATCTTGTGAAAACAAGAAACTACTTTGTTGAGAATAGTCCTGTCGGATACTACTCAGGTGTTATCACAATGATTGCAGGATTACCTCATGAGTCGCAGGAGAGTCTCAAAGAATCACAGAGATGGTTGTTTCAGAACTGGCCAGACAAATACTTTTTTATTCCTCTTGTTTTGACTGTTCCCGAAAAGTTAACCAAAAATAAATTTGACCCGAACTCTGATTTTGATAACTTGTCTTTACAACATGGATATGAGTTTCAAATGTATAATGACAGAGATACTGATTGGGCTGGTATCAAAAGAGGACTTAGTGATGAAGATAAATATCATCGAGGGATGATTAAATGGATTCATCCTAGTAAAGAATATGATTATGTTGATATGTTGAAATGGGTCGGCACAATTAATTTTGACCGAGTTCACAAGATATCAATGTGGAGTCTGCCGATGTTCACACAAACAAATAAGAATATTGCAGATACTTTTATGAAAGGTGTTGATTGGGATATGACTGATACCAATAAAATTCTTGATTTTGTTCACAAGTATAAGGAACTCAAACTTGGCCGGAGTAGTCACGAAAGAATACCTGTTCACAAAACACCGATTCACAATAATGAAGTTATGACTAAATTAGGACAACAGGCCACAGAACAAATGACAAGAAACTTAGATGTCAGTTAGGGTATTCAACCCTCCCCAAAAGGTATTTTGATTATACCACGAATTACAAACTTTGTCAAGTAAAAAAATATACTTGACTTTTATATAATAACTATGATATAATGGACATATTATGAAACCACAAGATAGACCTCACTATGTAAACAACGCACAGTTCTCAACAGCTGTTGTGGAATACTGCACAGATTTACAACAATCAAGAGAGAAAGAAGAAACCTTACCAAAGGTCACGGATTACATTGCACAATGTTTTCTAAAGATTGCGGAAGGTCTTTCTCATAAATCCAACTTTGTTCGTTACACCTATCGAGAAGAGATGGTGATGGATGCGGTAGAGAATTGTCTCAAAGCCATCGAGAATTATAATATAGAGAAAGCAACACGCACAGGTAAACCAAATGCGTTTGCATACTTTACACAAATCTCTTGGTATGCATTTCTTCGTAGAATCGAACGAGAGAAGAAACAACAGGATATCAAGATGAAATATATCGATGAGTCGGGTATTGAGACTTTTCTTGATAACGAGTTGGGTGATGCACAATCTGCACAGGTTGCTCAGGCCTTTATCGATACACTACGTTCTCGTATCGATGAAGTGAAAGAAAAGGATAATAAATGGGAGAAGGTTGTCAAGAAAGAAAGACGGCGAAGAACCATGAGAGTTGATTCTGACCTGAGTAATTTTATCATTGACTAATCTTGAGAAATCTGATATAATGAATAGATTAAGTTTTCACGGCAAAACCGTGGAACAAGCAGAGTGGGTTCTGAGTCATTTTGGAACTGACGAAATGAGAGAGTATTACAAAGACAACAAAGGTTTCAACCAATGGTTGGAAGATTGTCGTCAAGTAGTTGTTGCGAGGAGACTAGACTATTGAAATTAGCAATACTAAACGATACCCATTGCGGTATTCGTAATTCTTCTGACATCTTCATGGATTATCAAGAACAGTTCTATAGTGAAGTGTTCTTTCCATATCTGTTAGAGAATGATATCAAACATGTTCTGCACTTGGGTGATTACTACGACAATCGTAAGACAATCAACTTCAAGGCACTTTAACACAATCGTAAAATCTTTCTAGAGCCTTTGCGTCAACATGGTATGACAATGGATATCATTATCGGTAACCATGACATGTATTATAAGAATACGACTGAACTGAATGCACTGAAAGAGTTGCAGGGTCACTATATGAATGAGGTCAATCTTATTTTGAAACCAAAGGTAGTTGACTATGATGGTTTGAAGATGGGTCTCGTTCCGTGGATTTGTCAAGACAATGAACAGGAATGTCTGGATTTCATTCAGAATTGTAAAGTCGATTTCATTGGCGCACATCTAGAACTCACAGGCTTTGATATGCACAAGGGTATGCCGTGTTATGATGGCATGGACGCAAAACTCTTTGACCGATTTGAGATGGTATTGACAGGACACTTTCACGCAAAGTCAACTCAAAATAATATCTACTATCTGGGTAGTCAGATGGAGTTCTTCTGGAATGATTGTAATGATAAAAAGTATTTCCATGTTCTTGACACAGACACTCGTGAGTTGACATCAGTTCACAATCCTATTACAATCTACGAGAAGATTTATTACGACCACGAGAAGATGAATAAGTTTACAGACCTGAGATATCTGGACAACAAGTTCGTCAAGGTCATTGTAGTGAACAAGGGTGACCCCTTTGAGTTTGAAAGGTTCATTGACCGAGTGCAGGCTCAGAAGATACACGAATTGAAAATACAAGAGGACTTTGCGGAGTTTATTGGAGAAAATGTCGAAGATGAAAAGATTTCACTTGACGATACTGAAACAATAGTGTATAATTATATTGATGCTGTCCAAACCGACTTGGACAAAGGAAGGATTAAGAAGGAGATTTCTGACCTCATGAAAGAGGCTCAGACTATGGAAATTGTATGATTTATTTTGAGAAACTTAGATTTAAAAATTTTCTATCGACAGGAAATAACTTTACAGAAATAGATTTTGAAACAACGGCAACCACACTCGTGGTTGGTCAGAATGGTGCAGGTAAATCTACTATGTTGGATGCTTTGTCATTCGGTCTGTTCGGTAAACCTCATCGTAAGATTTCGAAACCACAACTCGTCAACTCTATCAATGGTAAAGGGACGTTAGTTGAAGTGGAGTTTCGAATAGGTTCACAGAAGTATAAAGTTGTCCGTGGTATCAAACCGAACAAGTTTGAGATATGGGTAAATGGTAATCTGTTGAACCAAAGTTCTCATGCAAGAGAATACCAGTCTATGCTTGAGAACAATATCGTCAAGTTGAACCACAAGTCCTTTCATCAGATTGTGGTTCTTGGGTCTTCATCCTTCGTGCCCTTCATGCAACTCTCCTCTCAAGCAAGGCGTGATGTGATTGAAGACCTACTTGACATTAATATGTTTAGTAAGATGAATGGTATTCTCAAAGAAAAGGTTTCGATTCTCAAAGACCAGATGAGTGAGAACATAC